AACCACTACTTGCCCGACTACGACGCCGAAATTATCGACGGCATCACCCATCGGCATGGTGGCTCCGATTTAGCCGTTATCTGTCATTGCGTTGCGGCCTACGACTCCCAGGACTTCGACGCCCAAACCACCCGCGCCGGGTTCCGTGATTCCTCTGGTGTTCGCGCAACCGACACCAACGGCCGACAGCAGGCCCTGGGCGTCAACGTCGATAAAGACATCATCCGAGACATTCACCGTCAACGTCGAGCTAACTGGGAGGCAACCGCACGCGATCTCAACTCGTTAAGGCAACAGGTGCGCTCTGGTCTAAATCCCCAGTTGCCTGCATACATTGCCGACGTGAAAGAGCAGCTCAGGAACGTTGAGCAGCTCCTACCTTCAATCGACTGAAATGCCCCCTCTGTCCATCAGGCAACAGCCTGTCGTCTCCAGGCTGTCTGTCCTTGTTGATGAGGCCAAAGCCGTGGCCTCTGCCGTTCTCGATAACTCAATCGACGAATCACGGCCTATACCTGTCGAAACTCAACAACATCTCTGCAAACAATTTGCAGAACTCAATGCACTAATCGACCGCGCATCTCATGGCTAGAGTCACAATCACCCTGGAACAAGAGCAGCTTGATGCCTACAAGCGCATCGCTGAGCAAGAGCTGAGGCCGCTCTCACACGTCATCACTGACCACCTGACCAGTACAGATTTCAAGCCCTCTACATCGCAGCTCTATAAGGCTGCGGCCGATGTTCACTACCGATACAAGGGCTTTCTGTCCCGCGATCAGGCGTTTCACATAACCTCAGTCGCTCTTAATTCACTTCACCAGTCTTCCAAGCCCTGTTAACGTCAGGGCATGGCTGGCAAATCAACCAATATAGAAATCGACGAGCGGATAAATACCGTTTACAAACTCTTATTGGAAGGAAATAGCAGAACTCAGATTCTGCAATATGGCGCGGATGCCTGGAACCTCAAGCCTCGCCAGCTAGAGGAGTACATCAAGCGGGCCCGTGATCACCAGCGCCTGGACGCTGAGCTGGAGCGCCCTGAATGGCTTCATGAATCGCTCTGTGCCCTCAAGGACATTCAGCGCAAGGCCACCAACAAAAGCCAATACAGCACAGCCCTCAAAGCCATCGAACTGCAAGCCCGTCTCCTGCGCTTCGAGATGTCATGAGCCTGGCTGATGACGTTGTAGGCAGTGAGCCGCTGCTAGCTCCGATCCTTGACCTGCAGCGATTCAGCAAACCGACCACTGCAGAAGTTCTGCAGCGTGTGCAAACGGGGTTGCTTCCGCATCAGATCGCTTTTTGCCAAGACACAGAACACCGCAAACTTGGCCTGGTATGTGGATTCGGAGCGGGCAAAACCTACGGCTTAATTTGCAAAAGCCTGTATATGGCGGCCCTAAACGTGGGCCACGTTTCTGCCCTGTTTGAGCCGATCGCTCCCATGCTCAGAGATATTCTCATGAGAACCATGGACGATTTGCTCCAGAAGTGGGAGATTCCCTACGACTTTCGGGTCAGTCCACTGCCCGAATATCGAATCCATTTCAGAGAGGGCTCGCACACTATTCTTCTTCGCACCATGGAAACGGCCAACAGGATCCGTGGTCAGAACCTGTGCGCCGTTGGTTTTGATGAGGCCGACACTGCCAGCAAGACCGTTGCAACCCAGGCCATGCGGATGGCCCTTGCACGTCTGCGCTCTGGCAACGTCCAGCAGTTCTATGCGGCCACCACACCAGAAGGCTTTGGCTGGGCTTTTGACACGTTCGAGAAAAATGCAGGCGATGACACCGCGTTGATACGCGCTAAAACTACGGACAACCCTTACCTCCCAGAAGGGTTCATTGATTCTTTACTCCAGAATTACCCAGAGCAACTCATTCAGTCCTATCTCAACGGAGTCTTTGTAAACCTGAACACTGGCCAGGTTTACGACCGTTTCGACCGAGCGAAGCACGTTATTAAGGCGGCCCCGGTCAATTTGGACAATGAGCCACGCCACTGGGGCTGTGATTTCAATATCGGGAATTGCAGAGCAGTGTGCGGGGTATGCCTGGGCAATTCATTTCTCCTAATCGACGAAGTGAAAGCCCATGACACTGACGCAATGGCAAAGGCCATTAAAGAAAGATCAGCTCACTTACAAGTTCCTGTATATGTCTACCCTGACAGCTCAGGCGGAAACCGCAGCACTAATGCCGCGACAACTGACATCGAGCTTCTGCGCATGGCCGGTCTCTCCGTCGTTGCCGGTAAATCAAACCCTCTCATCCGTGATCGGGTGGCTGCTGTTCAAGCTCTGCTGGAGAACGGCAAGGGTGAAGTCAGGCTCCAGGTCCTTGAGAAGTGCGAAAAGATGATCGAGTGTTTAGAGCTGCAGGGGTATTCAGAAAGAAACCCAGAGGAGCCCGACAAAGAGGCTGGTTATGACCACCTCAATGATGCTCTTGGCTACGCGGTTTGGGCTCTATACAACCCGCTACACGTCCGGGCAGGGCGTGGCACCGGAATCAGAGTATATTGATTGCACTGAACTTTGCCCCTGAAGGCAACCCGGCTTCGAGTCGGCACGCCTTACAAAACCGGACTGTTGGACGCAACGGGCTGATGGAGGCAGCAGGGTTTAGGGCATTGAGAGGGGGGCTGACTTTCAAAGTCGTCCCCCTTTCTTGTGTCTGTAGTTCTCTCGATTAACATCAAAATACTGGTAGGGGCTTGGCCGTGTATTCATCTGGCATCGGTGGCGCTAAGCGTGTTGGCAACGTCAGCACCGTGGATTCACCTAACCAGGCCTTCATGAATATGGCCGACCATTGGAGTCTCTTGGAGACCCTGTTAGGCGGCACCTATGCACTGCGTAAGGGTCATCGCAAATTTCTTCCGCAATACCCACGCGAGGATGATCTCTCATATGACAACCGTCTGAAGATCAGCTGTCTCAGCCCCTTTTACGCTCGCATTGAAAAGATGTTGGCGGGCATGTTGACCCGCAAGCCGGTCAGATTGACCGATGTGAGCGACACGATCACAGAGCACCTATTTGACGCAGATCTGCAGGGCAACGACATCACCCAGTTTTTGTATGAGGCCACAAGGATCTGCCTGCGCTACGGCCACGTCGGCGTTCTGGTCGATGCTGCGGCTGATGGCAGCGGACGGCCCTACTTCGTCCGATATACGCCTAGGGACATCCTTGGCTGGCGCAGTGAAATCGTTGACGGCACACAGAAGCTGACCCAGCTGCGCTTGTTTGAAACCACCACTGAGCCTGAAGGTGATTACGGAGAAAAGGTCATTGAGCAGGTGCGGGTGCTGACCCCTGGGGCCTATGAAATCCACCGCAAGGAAAAAGACGGCGAGTTCAAGCTGTTTGATGAGGGCACAACCACCGTCAAAGAGATCCCGTTCTCTGTCGCTTACTCCAACCGCGTTGGCCTGCTGGAGTCGCGGCCGCCGATGAACGACATCGCAGAGCTGAATCTCAAGCATTATCAGGCCAGTTCTGATCTCAGCAACCAGCTGAGAATCAGCGCGGTGCCTTTCCTGGCCATTTATGGAATGCCGCCAAGCGCGGAGGAGATCACCGCTGGCCCTTCAGAGGCCATGAGCCTGCCCACTGATTCACGGGTTGAGTTTGTCGAGCCATCGGGCAACAGCTACGAGGCGCAGTTCAAACACCTGGACCGCATCGCGGAAGAAATCAACACTCTGGCGCTGGCCAGTGTTCTGGGCCAGAAGCTGTCAGCTGAAACGGCTGAATCAAAGCGCATCGACCGCAGCCAAGGCGACTCCACAATGATGCTCATCGCGCAGCAGATGCAGGATCTGCTGGACAACTGCTTGAGGTTTCATGCCGAGTATTTGAACGACAGCCAGCCCGGCACGGCTTACGTCAATCGGGACTTTCTCGGCCAACGTTTGCAGCCGCAGGAGATCCAAGCATTGCTGCAGCTTTATACCGCCGGGACTATCACCCAGAAAACCTTGCTTGAAGAACTCAACAAGGGAGAGGTACTGGATGATCTGGACGTTGAAGAAGAACTTGAGGCGCTTGAGATGGGCGGCCTTTCAGGTACGCAGGAACCTGAGCAAGAGGAAGAGCCAGAAGAAGAAGATGAGGATACGCTGCCGGAAGAGGATGAGGACTTAGACGATGTGGAGGAATAAGCCGGAGCGCCGTGAGCGGAACTTATTTGTTTTTCAAGGCGAATGTATGGGCCCTCACTTCGGCATCGTCAGAACTACTTGGTATGACAATGGGCAGATCAGCGGCATACAGGAAACAAGGCTACGGGATAGCAGTGACTGGGTGGTTAATTCAGCCAAGTTCACCGCAGTAGTTGGGACGGCATTGAGAGAAGGTGCGGACGTGTCTGTTTACATCGACTGTGATCCTGCTGACCTGGGCCTGGAGGATCTGTGACCGCTACGCCTAGCAAGGGGGAACAGGTCAGGTTTCTTGAGAACACCATCAAGCCGGGTGGTGTTGCGGGTGTTCCTGAGAGCTACTACCGCAAGGCGCTGGATCTAAATCGATTCAGCAACAGCGTTGCCAACAAGTTGCTGGAGTCTTATCGGCGGCAAATCGTCAAAGCCGTGCGGGCGCTGGAACGTATCGACAAGATGCCCAGCAGCAAGAAACCGCAGTTCAAGGCCGCAAGGATGCGGGCCCTGATCAAACAAAACCTGGACGCCATGAAGAAGTGGTCAGGGCAGAGCGTTGAGGAGTTGATTAAACAGCTGGACGGCCTGGCTGATATTGAAGTTGCGTTTGCTAAGGCAGAGTTACAGCGGGCAGTGCCTGCAGCGGTCAAGACCCAGGTGCGGACCGTTGAGGTCACTGAGTCCTTCGCTAAGGCCGTGGTGAAAGCTGACCCACTGGATGTCGGCACCAACCTGTTGCAGGGCAGCTTTGAGGAGGCGGTCAAAGGGCCGGGTTCAGTCATGAAGCTGACGGCACGGCAGGGCGCTGTGATCCGGATGCCTGACGGGACCAGCATCGTTAAGGCGTTTCGTGGTCTGGCTGAACGGCAAGGCGAGCTGTTTTCTCGTGCGGTTCTGGATGGCCTACTTACGGGTGAGAGCACGGAATCAATCGCCCGATCGTTGTATGGAGAGCTGGGCTTTTCCACAGAGGCACTGACCCCACGCCAGGTTGCTTTGGCCCAGAAAGGCAACGCCTGGAAGATGGCGAAACATCAGGTGCGAACGTTGGTCAGAACCAGCGTCAACGCCACGTCAAACGCTGCAAGCCTGCAGGTCTACAAGGCCAACCCAAAGCTCACGAAGAAGTACAGGTGGATTGCCACGCTGGACAGCAACACCACGGCCATCTGCCGAAACCTTGATCAGCAGGAGTTCTTCTACGGCAAGGGGCCAACACCAGCAAACCCGCCGCACTTTGGCTGCCGTTCTACGACGGTCCCTGTCATTGACTACGCCGGGGCATCCAAAAGATTTGGGATCGACATCCCGCCGCCTAGCTCCAAGATTGGCTATCGCCCGACAAAGGAAGGTACGCCATCCAGCGCAGACCCCAAGGGTGGTCGGGTGCCTGTTGGGACTAGCGCAGCCCAGCACCTGTATGACCTACGGGGCACAACGAAGGCGGGCCGTAAATCGAGGTTTGAGGCCAGCCCTGCCCAGGCCCGGATGCTGAATGGTGGCAAGGCAACACCTGGGGCGTTTGAGAAGGCCCGTTATTTCAATCGCCTGGCAGATCGCTATGGCCCAGAGGGAGCCATGAAGCGGTTCATGCGTGAGGACGGCCAAGAGGTAAGCCTGCAGGAGCTGCGCCGTCGATACAAAGACCCTGAGAAGATCACGCAGGGCAAGAAAGCCGCGGTCTCAAAACCTAAGCCGAAGCCCAAAGCCAAGGCAGCACCTAAGCCAGTGGCGGTCGCTCCTAAAGCAAAGGCTTTAGCCAAGCCAAAACCAAAGCCAGCGCCCAAGCCAAAAGCAAAAACGGTCGATTACGACGCTGAATTGGCGTCTGTAAATAAGGAGTTGAAGATTTTGACCCCTGAACTCCTTAAGGCAAAGGTTGACCCTGAGGCACTCAAACGAAGCCGAGAGCTAGTGGCTAAAAAGAATCAGCTTCTGGCAGACCAGGCATCAGAAAAAGCTAAGTCAGGGAAGGTAAGTGACGTTGCTTTCGAGCATCAAAGCAGGCTTTTCAAGCAATACGGCTTTAAAACGGAGGCCGCTTTTGATGAAGCCAAGCAGGGCATAAACGATTGGACAAACATGGCTTATACCGGGTTGCGAAACGAGCAGCTCAGCCGAGTGCCCACCAAAGACTTAACGGCTTACGAGGTCGGGAAGGTCGAGCGTTGGAACAACAAGAAAAAACTAGGCGATGTCTTCTACGACTATGAAACGCTTGAGAAGAACCTTGACACCTTCGTCAAAAATGCACCGAAGTATCAGGGTGAAGTCTTGCGAGGCAACGCGGTAAACAGCGTGGCCGACGCGGAGGCAATGATTAAGTCGGTCGCTAATGGACGCAGAACACCCACTTACGACAGTTGGACCGCCAATCCAGACCAGGCTCAGAATTTCTTTGAAGACGGGCAGGTGGGCATCTTGTGGAAGATGCAGAACAAAAACGGTGTGCCAATCGCAGCGCACTCCAAGTTCAAGAATGAATCCGAGGTGCTTATGCCTAGGGGCAACCTTTACAACGTCAAAGGCGTGAAGAAAACTCTGGTGGATGGCCAGACCGTTTTTGAGGTGACGCTAGATCAGGTCAGCCCTTGATCTCTTCTTCGTACTTGAAGCCAAACTCAAGCGCCAAAGCGTCCATGAAACCGTCTTGCCCAGGGCCTACTTGCTTGCCATCAGCCTTTGTCACGGTGCCAACCTCGTCGGCCCGTGAGTCTTCATAGCCAAAACGCTGTGCACGTTCTTTGGCTTGCCTTTTGCTGCTGTAGTCCTGTGTAGCCATGGCCTCAAGCTAGCACTGCAATCTGAATCAGACCTTGCTGAACAGATCTTGCTTGTTAGTTACAGTTAAAAGGCTGTTAGGGCCTGTCCCATGCAACTCCACAGCAAATTCCAGTTCAAGCCGACCACAGAAGAGGCTCCGGCCTGCCCTCCCAAAAAACCCGCTGCCAAGAAAAAAGCAGCTAAAACAGAAGCACCTAAGGAGGACAGCTGATGCC